GTTAAAAATCGTTTATATTTCAAAGGAGGAAATTATGAAAAACGAAATATCTAATAAACCATTAGCCGAAGTAATAGAACATTTCATCGGCATATGGGCATTATGTAGCAGAGTAGACCGCACTAAAGAGGCTACTGAATCACTAGCAAGGCTAGGTCATGCACTTAAACAAATACCTGATACAGTACATTGGACGCCACCAACAGACGAGCAAGTCCAAAGTATTGTAGACGAGGCTAAACAAACAGGGAGGTTTGGAGTCCTTTGAGGCTCCAACTGACTTATGGAAATGAAAGATTGGATAGAGATAAACTCTGATATAAATTTTGGAGAGCAAGAAAACTATTCCACGCAAGTGTATGTAGGAGGGGCTGAAGTAGGAGACGCACCTAAAGAAATTATGCAGATTGGTGACTGTTATATTAATTACGATATATGTATAAAAGCGGAAAGCAATATAACGGGATTAGATATATATACTTGCCGACTAGGGGAGTATGACTATTTAATACACGAAATAGACGGAGGTGATTACCCGAGTCATTATGTGGTTTTCAGACAGTATCATGGTCTAGCACCGATTACCTGTGAGGAGAAATAGAATGAAAATATACGAAACATACGCAAACAACGAGTTCTGGGACAAGACTAGTTGCCCGTTTGGGACTGAGGTGTTGAACCAAGAAGCATATATGCCTATAGAGAGGTCAGAGTTAGATGTATACGAATTGTGTGAACAGTTGACCGCTGCAAATATAGAGTTTATTGAAACAGGAAATAAACTATATATAGACATGCAGTGGGAAGATGAAGATTACAATTCAGAACACGAGGTAAAATGTTTTGCGTATGCTTACGAAGGATACATTTACCAAATAAAGACTGCTTGGATTGACGGATGTTATGGATATACTATGTCAAGAGAACCACAGTTTAACAAAAAGTATTTATAGAAAGGAGAAAATTATGGCAAAGCCAACTTTACAAAAGGTCTATGAAAAGATCCAAATGATTAAAAAGTTTCCTGACGGATTAACTTTGATGGTCGCAAAAGAAAGGACACGTGATAATACAGCAGGTGAGTATTGCACGGTTCTATGTTTAGAAGAAAGCAACGG